AACTGCTTTATCTGTGAAACTCATATCTTCGGTATTAGATTTCGTTTTGTCGGCTCCCTTGCCGTTGATTGACTTGATCGAAGTGCCGCGCTGTGCACCCTTTTGGACAAGTGCCAGGCCACTAATTTCGGTTGCCTCGATGCGTTCTGGATCAATGTAATATTCCCAAATGCCCATTCCACCTTGCGGATTCTCAATGTATGCGACCGTGCCGCTTACCTCTACGCTTACCTCTTTGTAGATGCGTGTGGCAATGGCGGTATTGATGTTCAGCCCGTTTTCGTTGGTGGCAATGTTGATTACCCACACGTAAGACTTCAACTCGAAATTGATCCCGTCACCCATTGGGACTACGGTTGCCTTTTCGAGCACACGGCCCACGCCTTGCTCACGATCATGAGCGAAGTTGAAGGTAATGCCTTCTTCGTTGATTTGTCGGGCGTAGGCATCCAAAACAGCCTTGGAAAATCGTTCATTGTGGCGGTCGACTTTGGTGTTTGCCATTGTGATCGGCCAAACCGTGCCCGCATTTGCGCCCGTCGGCAAGTCAAGTCCTAGCGCTGTAAGCTCATCGCCCGTGATCGCTTTGTCGCGGCCAATGGCGGTCGAGTGCAGCGATTTAGTCACCTCAATGCGTGTGGCATCGGGTGCATTTTCCTTGATCGTGTCGGCGATATAACCCATATTGTTTTCAAATCTAATCATTTTTTCATGTTTCAATAGATTTTGAAACTTTGAAAGAAAAAAAAGATTGAAAATAATTTGCTTAATAAAATTATTGTGTTTAGGTTTGGCCTTTGACGTAGCGGCTGTCGTCGCTAGTTTGATTCCGTCGTTCTTTCAATTGTCTCTCGAAGGGGCATCAGCGCCCCAATTTTTCACCTAAAATCAAAATCAGTATGTACTTCGATGTAACGATGCAATTCACCTCAATCGTGGATGGCAAAACCAAAAAGCAAAAGGCCAAATTCCTTATCCAAACTGAGACATTTGGCGACTCAGAGCAAAAGGCATTTGCAGAACTTGGCGACAATGAGCGCGACGCGGTTTGCTGTTCAATCTCGCGGTCAAAGGTGACGGAGGTCATCAAGGTAGGCGACGGCGAACATTGGTTCAAGGTTAACTACTCATGCACGATCAGCGACGACAACGGCAAAGAAAAGACCGCCAAGTTCCTTTTGTTGATTGATGCTGACAACATTGGCGACGCAACCGACCGCGCCCGTGATTACCTCGCAGCCCATTGGAGCGATGCGGTCATCTTCAAGGTCGAGAATGGCAAGTATGCCGACGTTTTGCAATACGACAAGGCCACCGCTACAATGAAGCCAAAGGCGGTCACGGCATCAACGGCATACGCCGAGTTTGAGGCGACTGAAATGTCATCATTGAAGCCCGATCCAAAGGACATTTTCAAGCCGCTGCAAAACTTTATCGACAACGAAAAGGCAATCCAAAACCAATGATAGCCACAGCCCAACAACCACTATCACGCCTACTCATTGGCCTTGATCCTTTGGAAAAAAAGGTGGATATTAACCACCTCATTGCAGCCCGTAGGCGATTGCTGCAAGCTGACTTCATCAGCTACATGGTGATAGCTTGGGGGTGTGATCGGGTTCGGGCTTTGCAGATTTACGAGGCAACTTTTAACACCTAAAATATGAGTAGAAAAGGACTTTTGCAGAAAATGGGCGCTTTGGCGCTAATTATGGGATCGCTAGGGTCTGCGCCAATTGATAGGCCAATTGATATGCCTACGGCCAAAGGTATTTATCTTGGCTCAACAATGAACAAGGCGAAACGCAAGAAAAGAGACAAGGCGAAGCGTGCAAGACGTGCAAGCCGACTCAATAGAAAATAGAGGGTGATCAGAGCAAGTCGTCATTTGTCCTATTTGGCGGCTTGCGATCCCTCCCAACATTTGTTTTCCATACTGTTTTTTGAGCAGAAAGCCCGCTATTTTGGCGGGTTTTTTGTTACGGCCAATTGGCAGGACGAACCGTGTAAGCCAATGAGCACCTACACTGAGGATGCGGGTATCTGCCTATCTTCAAATCTCGCTTGGTGTCTAGCTTCACGGTTTCATCGGTGGCAAAATAGCCCGCCTCGTTCATTTTGCGCGGGTCAAACACTTTGCCATTGCGCTCAATGCAGATCGGGCAAGTCGCACCCATGCGAGACGCTACCCAAATGATATTAACCCCTTCCATTTCCTGCGCTTGTTCGATCTTCGCCCGTTGGCTAGCGTCGATCATTTCGGATCTCACTAGGCGCGTCCAATGGTAGGCATCACCACCTAATTGCGCTTGCATGTTGGCCGCGATCTCTTTGGCGGTTAGGTTTTGTTTGAATCCATCGAGCATGATTTGTTGGCACGTGGGCAAATGCAGCTTGGTAATCTTGGAGGTCACCAACTCAAAGCCGTTTGCAAAAATGTCTTTGATCCAAGGCGCGCCATCGGTGACGACCAACGGCATAGGTGGCACTAGGTCGGCTCCAAGTCCTGCAGCTCGCTTCTTTAGCTGATCCCAAATGCTAGGCTGCATCATTTCGGTGTAGCTGGATTGGAAGGTGTCGCTTAGTTGGGTATAGTAAGCGCCTGCCCAATATCCTGAATTACTGACCGCGCCACTATCGCCGAACATTGCAAGCGCCCACCTGGCAGACATGTTCAGCAGCGCGTTTGCTATCGAATCACCAAACAGATTCCGAAATGACCGCTCTAATCCGCTGATCATTTGGGGACTGAATGTCGCCTTGTCGCTCGTGTGTACGTGCGTGCAGCATGCGCCGTCCTTGTGAGCGACCGGCACGAACTCTTTCCCAATGTACGGTATCAATGCACCATCGGGATAGAGCGCCATCGCACCATGAACAAATTCCTCAAACGAATTGAGCGACTTCGTGAGTAGCTGCGCACTATTCGCATTCGTCTTGCCGCCCCACTTTGATCGGGTTTCGGCTTCGATTTGTGCTTGGGTTAGGATCATAGGGTCCCCGACTCCATAGCGAACCAATCCAAATCGTTCTCAATCGCAAATGCCTTGGCAGCGGTCAATTCGCCAACGCCTACCATGCTCATAAGCGCGTCAACGTAGGTCTTTTGGGTTGTGGCTTCGACTTGTTCACGGTCGGCAATGGATTTCAATTCAGCGGTCGAAAGTCCCTCCCATTCTAGCTCATATTTTGGGATGCGCTTGCTCAGTCGTGAGCTTGCCATGTCCACGATTCCGCGCACGTGCGGATTGAGGGACTTGCGTAGGCTTTGGGCAAACATCCGCATGCTGTCCATCTTCATCTCTGAGCGAACCGAGCCAATGCCATCGCCACCCGTTGAGGGCAAGCCAACTAGATCGGGATCGCCTAACATGGCGACGACGATGCGGGAAAGGGCTTGCTTAATGTCGCTCGGATATGTCGAAATTGGGTTGATGCTGTCGGCTGCGCTGTGGGTTGCTACGTTCATTTTGCCGATCATAGCCGCTACAATGTCCGTAGCCTTGCCACTTCTTGAGCTGTGAGCCATTTGGGATTCATACGCCTTGCGTAGTTCGTCTGCCTTCGCACCCCATTCCCTTGCCAATCGTTCGCTAATCACGGCATTGGCTGCGTTCGCTTCGGTTGCCATCATCGGCTCCAATGACATGACCGTCATTCGTGTGGCGCTTCCAATTTGGCGATAGATACCCAATTGTGACTCCATGAAAATAGCCGCCTCCATCGCCACCCGTTCGGCATCGTACAGCAAAGGCTTGCCCCAAGCAAATTCAGGGTGATCGCCAAAGCGTACCGATTGAAATGCAGGGGTGATGCGCTTGTTCATCTCCAAGGTAGTACCTGTTTGGTAGTCCAATTGGTAGATATCAGCGTTGACGCAATTGTACGAAAACCGTGAGCTAGAATGTAGCTGAATCGCATCGACTTTCTGCCTACTATTCAGGACGGGCAAGCCTTGAGCGTCCAATATCGAGTAAAAGGACTGCCCACAAACGAGGGTATTGTAGGCCATTTGGGAAATCATCGCGTCCAATCCGCGCTTCTTGTTGCCTTCATACGTGAGCTGACCGCGCCAATACAATTCTGCCAGGACCGCATTCATTTCATTCGCCCACGTCTCATCTTCGCTTTCGATCTTCGGGCAACCCATGATGTCGATATGGTATTGCAGCATTCGGCTTACTTCAGGAAAAACGACCGCCATTGTCATGTAGGTCTCCATCTTCAATCGTGGATCACCTATGAGCTGTGAGCTACTTGCGTTTATGTTTAGGGCCGTGAGAAGCGCCGACGGTGGCGCGTAGAATGTATTCAGGCCATTGCCGCCCGTGTATGCCTTGTCGGTGGTGTCGGTGATCGCCTTGGTTTCGGGCTTTGAGGATCTGCGGAATATGTCAAATAGTCCCATGTTTCAAAATTTCTTGAAAGTTAGGGAATTTTTGGTAGGTATTGGCAAATGAAAAACCCGCTTTGTGGGCGGGCTTCATTGGGTCTTAGTCGGTTGGCCTTTGCTTCATCGCCTCAATGACATCGGGGCGGTTCATGAACTCCAAATAATACTTGATCGCGTCGTCCTTGCCGCAAACCTTATGATCGCGCTGAGCATTCACACCATCCCACCAAATCATCTGAGCTAGCGAGGATGGCGGAATATGTACGAAGTCGGTGCGGTCGGTGTCTTTTAGTTTTTCACTCATTTCCTTTTGTGTTTACGATATCCAAGCCCGTGGAGAAATCCGAGGGCGTTTTTCTGATTTACTTTGATTGTCGGCATGGGTTCGATTGTGTTTTTGATCTTCATTACCAATTTGTGATCGCCATTTTCATCGACTTCTTCAACTGAATCGCATCCAATGTCGTCGGCTAAGTTCTTGTGCATTCGCCTTGCTGCATCGTTGATTGCGCCTATCAGTGCATCATCTTCCATATCATTCAATTAATTTCCACAAACATACACCAATAATTTTATTATATCAAAATAATTCTTAGCTTTGACCAAAATCAAAAATATGAGCACAGCAAAAGAGTATTGGCAAGACTATTTGAAGCGCAACGGCACTATCGACGTGCCTGCTATGTTGGATGAGTATGCAGCGGTTCGAGTTGAATCAGAGCGACGCAAGCTATCGTCCGCCTATTGTGATCGGATTAAGCAACTCAAGGATGAGTCAGCCGCATTGGTGGAGGCGTTGGAGGGCGTAATATCGTTGATCGACCGTGATTTACCAGAACCCTATAACGCATACGTTTTGTGTGTCCGCGCCCTCGCAGCCCACAAGGAAGGAGCACAAAATGAACACTGAAACACCAACACCACCCACCATTGCAGAGCTTTGGAGGGAATTTCAAAGATTGTCAGAGGCGTACAATCCCGATTTTGGGGAAGATCAACAACTTGCAATCAACTATCATGCCCTCCGCTCACAGCTTTTGGAGCGGTGCAAGCGACCACCAAGAACGGCAATGGTCGGTAGTCCAGAATTCTTCATCAACTCGCACAAGGAACACAGCGCGTACCATGCCTTTTGTGCTTGGGAACTTGAGCAACGGGAAAAGGACGCAAAGCCATGACCTACCGCGCCCTAATCTACCTCCTAATCCTACTGCTTGCATCATCCGCATTCCACCACCTACGACCACCAAGGGATCACACCCAATGGAGGACAAAGGCATACAAGGTGCTGCAAGCTGAGTGCATCATCCAAACCGATCCACGACCGCGATTTCGACACTGAGGAAATGCAGCCCCATAACAAGCGCATCCGACAAGTCAGGAGACCGCTGAATGGCTACCTTCACGTCCTCTTTACTGATTACTTGGATCGTCTTTCCTGCGCGCTCTTTGATCAAATGCACCATACATTCCTGCCTTAGTTTGTCATCGGGAGGAATGGCGATTTCAAACGCTTCATGTTCCAACATTTGACCGGCACGAACGTAGGCCGCTGATCGTTTGTTCAGGAACCCATTAGCACCAGACATGTACGGCATGCCTGAGATTGGGCCTATGCTCAAATCAGGATCGGGATCGCCAAAGATTTCATTTACGCCTGCGACGCTTGCCCCATTGAAGGGGACGATCTGCATGTTTGGGTAGCGTCTGTGCAATTCATCGTAGAAGGCATTCCCATATCCACCCCCTGAATCGTAGATGCAAGCAACATCCTCGACTTTGCAGTGAAGTTCATCCACTAAAAACCGCTCGACAAAATCGACTTGCGCTTCGGCATTTGGAACCTCGTTGCCTTGACAACTTACTGGCCTACCCACATAGCCACCACGCCAAAAGGGCATCACTACAAAGCGGTCGTCGCCACCGCCCGTCACGTCTACCGATATGCAAATGGGATGCATCGTTGGTGCGGTTGTTGCTGACCATCTACGCTCGGCATCCGCATACTTGGCGCGTCGGAATATCTGCCCTGCCAGGTCAACTAGGGAGGCGGTCATTTCACCATCGTAGAATGCACGGCGCTCGACCTCCGACAATGATTGCAGGCGGGCATGGTAGGCATGATCATCGCGGTATGCCTCGTTATCATTTAGCGTCGCCTTGAAAAATGTCCTTGACTTCAAGTGCAACGGCTTATCCATCGGCTTGCCCGTCTCAGGATCATTGGTCAATGGCTCGCCCGATTCAAAAAAATAGTCTTTTTCCCTCCAAAAAGCACAATATAAGACCTTCCCAAACGGTTGCGGGTACATTGGATGCTCAGGATTGATCCACGGGCCAAACATATCGAACACCCACAAGCCGACCGAATCTAGTGGCGGATTGAAGGTGAGCAACAATTGACCGAAAACGCCATCCTCAATTGCCTCTTTGGGTTTCAGCAAACGAACATCAGCCGCAAGCATCTCAACTTGTCGCCTTGTGAAGTGTACGCACTCATCAATCCAACAAAGATCGACCGCCTTGCCTTGGTACTTGCGAAGATCCTTATCACCGTGCTCCAAATGGCAAAAGCGCATCGTTCGCACCTTCATTTTGCGCGTCCTAATCCGTGGACGGTAAACGGGTGGCGAACCCGTCAACAATGGCGGGAACTCAGTGCGCATGAATTCAATCATGCTTGAATGCTCTTCGTAGTTCTTTCTGAAGCAGTTCGTATAGTGGTGGCGCATCGTAGCCATGCCCGTACCAAGCTGACTTTTACCGCCCCCCTTTGCTCCACCATATCCGATCTCCTGGGCATCACAATGAAATGCAGCCGTTTGTGGGTTGTTCGTCCTTTGCGGCTTCCATACGGGCCGCTCTGCTTGTAGCTTGCGCCTTAGTTCGAGTTCTCGCCTTTCACTGATCGCCATCTTTGCTTTGATCGGTTCGCAATTGGGCTAGCTCTTCGCGTTCCTCGTCGGTTAGGAAGTCATCAACGGTTCGCGTCTCTACTTGCGTGCGTTCGATATAGCCGCGCTTCTTGCCCTTGCACTTGAGGTGAAACAAAATGGAAGCGGTATCGCCCTCTTTGATTTTGCCGTGTAGGGCTGATTCGGAAAAGTCCAAAACGATATCATCAAGCGCATCGACGGCGGCTTTGTAGTCGGGGTCTTCGCTTAACCACTTGTAATGCGTTGATCGGGCAATGCCAACGGTGACTATCGCGGTCGAAACAATGCCCAAAGACGCTTCAAGCGCGTCTATCATCTTCTTTTTTATGTCCGAATTGTCCACGCTCATCCCAATACCCTCCTAGCAATTTCATGAACAAATTCGATTTCGGTCATCCTGAATTGCACCAAGCCGCGATAATAGGCATCGCGTTCGTTCGCTCCCTTCAAGCGTGCATCGTAGAGCCGTTTTAGTTTCTTGTAATTGTGGTCATTCATGCTCATAGCTCATCCTCCCAATCTTCCCGCCATGTCGGCTTACGTGGGTCGCCCTCATCCTGATTTGCGAACATGCAAGCCAAGGCGAAGACCAAAAGCGAGGCGCAAATCGACGCGCAAATGAGGATCAAAAGTGCTTGCATCAGTTTTGCCCCTCCCATATTTTGTAGCGATTATCCCAAACAAGCACACCCACGGCCAACGGCATCGGGCGATCAAGATGCAGCAACCCAACAATGCAGGCAAGTTGCCGACGACCTTGGATGAACAAGGCTTTGCGGTCAATCAATCGCGTTTTGTGTCCAAATGCGTCGTGCATTTCTAGTGCTGATTTCATCATTTATCCCTCATTTGAATCTCCAAAGTGCTGAGTGTATGAATGGTTGCGGTGTACACGGTCAACGGCCCACGTCGCTCAATGCCGGTATCAAATGCAGGCGACAAGCTAGGGTCTGCGCCAATGATGCGCTTCGCCATTGCTTTGACTTCCTCCGAGTTGTTGCCTTCGATCTTGATTAACATGTTGCAAATATAATAAAATAAACTACAATCGCAAGGTTTGAGAGGTTTGCCAATTTTGGCCCTTGCCTATGCAGTCGCTTGCCCGATTGGATTGCATTTCCAGAGCTATGCACTTTCTAAACTCATCGTCGGTCATTTGGTGTGGTTCCTTCTTGCAGTCTAGGAATGCAACATTTTGAGCAACAGCGCTGCGTAGGGCTGCGAGTTCGGCATTGAGCAAGTCTATCTCTGTCTTCTGGTCGTAGATAAGTTGCAGAGCTACGTGGTGGCGCTCTGCGTTCATCCTCACGAGTTGATTTGAGACATTGAAGTGCCTGGCGACCGCTTGCAGGCCAAAGGTTTCATACTTGGTGATCCTGCGCTTGGCAAGTTCATCAAAAACTAGCGTAGATTTTTGCACACTTGCATTTTTGTGAATTTCCATGATAGTAAAATTTTAGGTGAATCAAAAAGGAAAATTTTCCATTACATTTCTTGGCTCCGTGAATTGCCTTATCGGCTGTAATCTGATCGGCCCATCCAATCCCGTCCATCCGCGCACACCCTCAAAGCCTAGATAGACATCACCAATCGTGCCGCCTCTTTGCTTTGCCGTGATCACGATCCCAACTCCGCTAGTGCTTCCACCGTCTTCCAAGGTGGCAATGTCGTAGTATTCGGGGCGATATAGGAACATGACGTTATCAGCATCTTGCTCAATGGCTCCCGATTCTCTTAGGTCTGAAAGCATTGGCCGCTTGTCGCCTCGTTTTTCAACTTCGCGTGATAGCTGCGATAGGGTAATGATTGGGCATTTTTCGGTAAGGGCAAGTAGTTTCAATTCTCGTGAAGTCTCGCTGATTACTTGCTCACGGTTGCCTGCTTTGGTATTCTTGGCAGCGCTCACGAGTTGCAAGTAGTCCAACAGAATCAGCTTTGGGCCTGCTTGGGTTTCTGTCCAATCGCGGATCTCTTGCCCTATGCTGAAAATGTCGCTAGATGGTGACTTGCCCTTGGCGTTCATGTCACGTGCCATGTCGCTGATCGTGATCTTGTTCAATGTCGCGGCCATGTCCTGCATCGCTGCATAGTCCTTGCCGTTGATATTGCCCGTGCGCATGTCGATGGTATTAACACCCGTTAAGTAGCTGAGCATTCGCATGGCTAGCTGATCTTTGGGCATCTCTAGCGACTTGATGAAGACACCAACTCCCTGCTTTGCGGCATTGATAGCCAATGAAAGCATGAATGCGGTTTTGCCCATTGCAGGACGGGCGGCAATGACCGTGAAGTCACCATCTTGTAAGCCGATCACCATCCGATCAAGTGCGGCAAATCCAGTGCTTATGCCTGCGGTTCGTTTGCCGTTTTTGGCATCTACGGCATTTTGCTCTAGGCTGCCGGCAAGCGACTCAATCCAAATTTCGCCAATGGTCTGCGCTTTGCTTTGGGTTTTGAGTTGAATGTTCGCAATGCGGTCCTGAGCCGCAAGCAAAGCACCAAACCGATCGGATGATTGATCGATGCCAACTTGCGCGCTGCGTAGTTCGGTCTGAGCGTTTGCAATCATTGTGTGCTCGACCACTAATTGAGCGTGGTATAACAGATTGCCCGTATTGGCGACCTTCGACATGCAGCCGGTCGCATAGTGAGCAAGTTCACCATTAAAATTACCTCCTAGCCTTGATCGCTCCATGACGGTCAGTAAGTCCACGGGTAAGCCATCGCGGTCAATGGCCTCCATCGCCTTCATCAGCATCTTATTGCGGTGATCTTGAAATGAATCAGCGGTTAGGAACTTGCTCACCTTGGGCCATCCCTTCACCCATTCATTGAGTAGCGCACCAATTACCGCCTCCTCAAATGCCATGTCAAGCGATACCCCTGCCGCCTTGGGTGTATTGTGGTTAGTTTCCATTCTGTGCCTCCTCCTCTGCTTGCTTGCGGTGCCGTTCCTCCCTTGCATAGTCAATTGCGTCCCTTAGTGCCGTGCCGATGAATGGCTTTGGCTTGGGTTCGGTTGTGGTTTCCTTGCCGACCTCCTTTGCGCGTTCGAGCCAATTGGTTTCGTACATCCGCTCCTCTAGCCATTTTTCAGGATTGGGCATGTAGCGTAGTTCTGTGCCTGCCTTCAAGCTGTATGCCATGTACTGCGCTGCGCTTTTCTTGATCGCCTCGTGTGCCTTGTCGGGTTCATAGTTGTATTGGGCTTTGATGCGTTGCAGGGCTTGCGCGTACTCGCGTTCGATTGCGTTGCGCTTGCCTGCCTTCTTGTAGAGGGTTTCAAAGTCTCGTGAGGCTTTTCATGCAGCGGAAGCATGAACACGCTCACTCTCTCTTGATAGTTCCTTATCCTTATCCTTATCCTTATCCTTATCCTTATCCTTATCCTTATAGGCTTCGGTTTGGCTTTCAATTGGCTTCGAGTTGGCTTCGAGTTGGCTTCCGTTTTCGTAGTCTTTGGCTTGCCGTTTTTCTTGCATTGGCTTGTCCTTGGGTTTGTTTCCGTTTTTATACTGCGTTATGTTCTTGCGGATTACGGGAACCATCAAACGAAATACGGTTTGGCTTAGTCCCTTGAGTTGCATTTCGTTGAAATTAAATCCCAATTCAAAGACCGCCTCCCAAACTTCGGCCTGATTGACCTTTGGCAGCTCTCTGATCGACTCGTAAAAGGTGCGGTACACGATCATCGTGTCTCTCTCACCGTTGTCTTGTGGTGGTGTTTGGTTGCTCATGGTCGATTCAGTTTTGCATCATTGATTGCAGATTTTAACGCATCAATGAGGTCTTTTGCTTCATCAATTGACAGCGGCAAAGAGACGTAGTGATCTACGTCTTTATTTTCAATTCCCACAAATACCCATTGATTTACATCATCGGCATAGCATTCGACAGATCCAAGATCCTCGGAACCATTGACCGCCTTGACCTCTACTTCATAATTTTTACGAACTGCCATAATTTCCTCCAAAAAATTAGCCCCAATGGGATAGGTACGAGCTATCACCAAAGGGGCATGAATTTTTATTGATCAATGGCCAATCTCGTACATTGGCGCATCTAAATTTCTACCACAAACCTACAAAATTCAATCCATATTCACAAGCGAGTCACCCCGATTGCCTTCCAATTTGTTGCAATCCTCTACAATGCCATTGGGGCCAATATGCAGCTCATGGACCTTGAGCAATTTGCGTTTGGTTTCGGTGGTGTAGCGTACCTTAAATTCTGCCTTGCCTTCGACCTTGCACACCTCTACGCTTCCACCGTGACGGTCAATGTCTTTGCATACGCTCAATAACTTGGTGGCGATTGATCGGGTGATGGACGGGCCTTTGATGGCGCGCATCGACTCTTTGGCTCTTTGGTTGTGCAGGATCTTGGCCGCAAATTGCAGACGCTTGCCTTCTTCGGTGAAAAGGTCATCCCATGAAAGACCAAAGTGATCGGCTGCGATCTCCTTGAGCACTTTGGGCCACGGATATGTCGTCGTGCCTGCCAGGCCAATGATAAGGCGACGGGCAAAGTCTCGTAGGTACGGCTTGGATTCAACGCACCTTTCGACAAACGCCTCTAAGGTGGCATCATCATAGGTGGCCTTCAATATGGTGAGCGGCTTATCCGCGTCAATCTTTTTTTCTGTGGTCATGCTGCAAATATAGAATTATTTTATTGACTTTCGCAAAACTTGGCTATATTTGTAGATAATTTTATTTAATCCTTCAAAACGTATGCAAAAAGATGATGTAATCAGCCGACTAAATGCGGCTCCAAAGGTTGTAAAAGATCGCGACGGTAGGCGCTACGTGAACATTTCGACCATTGAAAAGCAGCTAGATTTATTCTTTTCGCCCTTTGGTTGGGAGACGATCGACTTCAGGTGGACGACTTGCGTGAATGAGATCATTGGTAGCCTGACATTGAGGGT